CACCTCTTCAGCAACTCTAGTATTTAATAAGTGCTCAATAAGTGCCTTTCTGATTGTCTCAAAAGCCTCTTTAAATAGAGGGTTATCCAACAATCGTTTTGCTTCATCTGCTCTACGCAGTTCCTCTCCCTTCTTCTTTCCCATAATTTAATCAGGTATTACCAATAGCCACCGGTCTTTCCTGCTCCCTTTCTAGTATAAGTTCTTGTTGCTTAAGTGCAAGCTCTGCTTTCTTAATTTCTAGTTCTTGAGATTTAATTTGTATTTGTACATTAGCTTCTTGCTTTTTCAGCAATAGTTCTTGCTGTGCTATTTCAGCATCAATTTGCATCTCTTGCTGTTTCAGTGCAGACTCTTGTTGTATCTTCTGTAGTTTAACTTTAATTTCCTCAGCCTTTAACTGTGCTTCCATCTGCTTGGCTTGTTCTTCTGGAGAAGGACCTTGCTGTTGTGGTTGAGCATCACCGGGGTCGGTAATAAAATCATCTACATTCTTCATACCCATAGCTCTTATTTGTTCTGCTACTAAATTATATATATTCTTGGGTTTAAGTAGCATACCGGCTGCTGGGTGTTGAGAAATCATTTGTATTGTCTGCCCGAGTCTTCCTAAGTGTAGCAAGTTCATATCTTTATTGCCGAATCCTAAGCCAACTTGGGCAGTACAATCTAGTTTATCTTTCCATTCTGATGGGTACATTGTTACCCACTTATTACTAAGTCTTACAATTTTCTCAGGCTTTTCATATTTCTGTACCAGTTGGTATACAGAATTAGCCAGTTGTTTCATACCAGTTTCTGCAAATATTCTGGCAATTAGTTCAATCTTTTGCTGTGCTGCGGTCATAACTTGACCTATACCTGTAGCAGTTTGGTGGGACTTTAAAGCACCTTCAGATAAACCCATAGCGTTCTTGTTAACACCAGTGCGTTCTTCTCTAATGCTGTCCAAATAACCAAGCATACTAAAAGAGTTCTGGTCCAGTTGTGGTGTCTGTAAAGGTGTTACAGCACCCGGAGTCCTAACTCTTACAATACCACCCGGTCTTGCAGTCATTAAATCATCTAAATTAGCTTGTCCTTCGACTACCTCATAACGCCCATTATTTGTTAAATACATATTGTCTAACAAGTTACGCATTAGAGTAGTCTTAATTAGTTGAAGGTCAGAGATTAAGTCATAAATACTCAGACCGTAGAACTTATGAGGCATTGGGATAGGTGTAAGGGAGGAGAAGGGAACACTATCCACAGCCTCATTGTCAAACAATTCATCTCCAACCTTCGTTACTTTTCTTAATTCGTCAATACCGTCATTATCAAAGTCAACCCTGACATAACATTCTGTTATCCAGATACCTTCATCCAAATCACCTTCCGGTGCTGAACTTTGTTCGTGGTTAAATCTGGCAAGTCTTTCCGCT